ACACTGCCAACTTAAAGCGTGCCGGTATGGGTAGGCCCAAAGGTGTACCTAATAAGGCCACAAAGGCTTTAAAGGAGATGATTCTTGGAGCCTTGGATCATGCCGGGGGTGAGCAGTACCTGCTTGAGCAAGCTCAGGCTAATCCGGTTGCCTTTATGACTTTGATCGGCAAAGTCCTGCCTTCTGAAATCCAAGCCCAGTTGACTGGGGCTTTGAGTGTCTATGTGAACACCGGCATAGATAGAACACAAGTTGAGTAGGGTAAACGTAGACCTCAACTATTACCCCCGCGCGTGGCAGCGGGAGTGTCACGCAAATCGCAAGCGCTTTACTGTTTTAGCCCTGCACCGCAGAGCCGGTAAGACTGAGCTTGCCATCATGGAGCTACTCGATCATGCACTTACATTCGATAAAGACTTGGGGATGTTTTTCTATGTGGCCCCGTTCCTCAAGCAAGCCAAGGCAATTGCTTGGTCACGTCTTAAGCAACGCATTGAGCCTATGCGTCAACACGGTGTCGTCGATGTCAATGAGGCTGACTTGTCGTGCACTTTTAAGCACAATGGGGCAGTCATTCGCATATTTGGTGGCGATCTGCCTAACGCTATGCGCGGCGTACGGCTCGACGGTGCGGTAATTGACGAAGTAGCGCAAATCAAGCCTGAGGTCTGGACTGACATCTTGCAGCCAGCCTTGTCTGACCGATTGGGTTGGGCATTGTTTATTGGTACACCCTCAGGCATCAACTTGTTTTCTGAGTTGTACTTCAAGGCCAAAGAGTACGAAGATTGGTGGAGTAGCAGATACACGGTCTATGACACCAACTCGATAGACGAGGGTGAGGTGGTTCGTCTAAAGCGGGATATGAGCGAGACTTCATTTGCCCGTGAATACTTATGTGACTTCAATGCATCTGGAGACAACCAACTCATATCCTTGTCTGATGTTGAAGTGGCATGCTCTAAGGTAATTAAGCCTGATCAGATCAGCTTTGCAGCTAAAGTGATTGGCATCGACCCGGCACGTTTTGGTGACGACCGCTCAGTTATCTTTAAGCGCCAAGGGTTGCAAGCCTTTGATCCTTATGTCTATAGAGGCATAGACAACATGGACTTGGCCAGTAGGGCTGCATCCATCATCAATGAGTGGCAGCCAGATGCTGTGTTCTGCGACGCCGGCAACGGTTCAGGTGTCATTGACAGACTCAGACAACTGGGCTTTGACGTCATAGAGGTGCACTTTGGCGGTAAGCCAACCAACATCAAATACCTTAACAAGAGGGCAGAGATGTGGTTTGAGTTGCGGGAGTGGTTAAAGCTCGGCGCATCTATTCCAAATATCACTGACCTCAAGCAAGACTTAGCTGCACCTATCTACTGGTATGACAGTGCAGGGCGCGTGCAGCTTGAACCTAAGGATGACATTAAGAAGCGTGGACTACCGAGTCCAGACTTGGGGGATGCACTGGCAGTGACGTTTGCTTACCCGGTGGCTAAGTTGACTGAGTTGGAGACTTACAAGCGCAACTCAAAAGAAGCACGGCTTAGAGAGTACGACCCGTTTGAGAGTATCGCTAGTTCTTAACTTTATACCTTGTTGTAACTAATAAACTTTTAAGATATAGTTAACTTTGTTCATCAAGAGAGGGCTGACGCCCCGCCAACCTGCAGTTTGAGCAAGGTGGTTATTCCGCAAGGAAGATGTGGCTGATACAGCAACTTCAAGCGTCACCCTCCATGGCTTACACCTTGGAGGTTTTTTTATGTCTGCAGTAATCCTTGAACTTTCAAAGTATCGTAGCTTGCTTGCCCATGTGGAGCGCATTAGGCGTCCAAGGAAAAAGCTCTACTACCTAGGCGTACATTCTTATAGTGGTATGCCGGGCAGTTCTTGGACTACAAAGTATTGGATCAAAAGGGTCGGTGGTGGACATCAGTGGGAGCTTTACTGCACTGCAGAAGGATACGGCAGGCAGAAAGTTCTATACGGTGTATTTAACCGAGTTGAACTAATTAAATATTTTGATGAAGTGCAGTTTGATTTAGATGATGATTTCTTTGAGGCATTGGGCATCCCTCTTGGTGAGACAATTTTTAATCTCGACGAATATCGCTAGGGACCGTAGATAGTCTTTTAAGACTCAACTTATACTGATCACGGATTGAGAATCAAATGGTGCCAAATAAATCTAACTCCAAAACTCAGCTAATTATTGTTACGTTATTCGTAACTATTCTTGCGACATTATTTGTTCGTAGTTACGGCTTATTGCTTGCTTACTTTAACGCTCGCGGCTTTATCTTACTTTTTCTAGCTGGCTATGGCTGTTATTGGGTAAGCAAGAAATTTGATGCCTATATCAATGCTGACTATAAAAAAAGACATCGATTAAATCTTTTAAAGTCAATAGCTACTGTAGGTATCTTTACAGGGTTGTTTTATTTATTGTTTTATATTCAACCAGATAAGTTGCTCATAGCTTATGTCATGGGAATTCCTGTTGAAGCTCTCAATCCTTGCTCGGATTCACCACTCGCTCCTGAAATAGAAAAAATAGCAAGAGAAGTTTTTAATTTAAAAGAAACAGAAAGTTTCGATGATCGCTACTGCAACTCTCATACATCTGATAGTTCAAACTAGCTGTTTTGAAATGCTATTTAACTTGGTACCAATGCCTCAGTTCGTGCGGGGCAAATATAAACACAAGCGGGATGCACAAGAGTGCTGCCAATATCCACTTAGATTTAGGAAATCTTTTTATAACATAAAGCAGCACAACAACTGCAATGATTCCCAGTATCAGGCGCATCTAAAAATCGTAAATCTCAGAAGGTAGTAAAAGTATTCTTTTCCATATAGGAGACTGAGACCAAGAGAAAAATAACTTTTTTTCAAATGCTCTGTATTCTGGACCTAAGCTGAGCGCACAATTATTTCTTAGTTCATAGTATTCAGAATCAACAAATACATCAACTGAACCGTCGGTTTTTGAAAAAACACATTGCAAGTATTCTTTTTGAATGGAATCGCGATAGGCGTCGTCAGCGATCACCCATGCTGCTAAGAATAAACATAATCCACCAATACGAGTGGTAATCCAAAGACGGGACTTGATCATATTTAGTGTTTTCTTTTAGACTGAAAATCATTATAGGTACGCATGAGAGCGTGATCTGGCCATAAAGTCGTCGCTAACCTTTAAGAGGAGTGCGACTATGTGCGGTGGAATGGGATCAATAGCCGGGGCGATCGCTGGCTTTATGTTGGGTGGACCGCTTGGAGCGGTTGCAGGTGCAGCCGGTGGTGACGCAATGGTGGACCAACCTCAAAAGCGCGCCCAAGAATCTCTTGATATGCAAAAGACTGCTGCCGAGCAAGCAACGGTACAAGCCACCAAGCAAGCTGACTTAGCAGAGCAAGCCAACAACCGAGCTAACGCCAAGTCGCCAGACATTACCGCTGTGCTCTCAGCCAATGAGCAATCAGCCAAGGGTGGTCAGTCCAGCACCATGCTGACTGGACCTACGGGGGTTGATATGTCCCAACTCAATTTGGGCAAGAACACATTGCTTGGCTCTTAATGTCCGAATACACAGGAGATAACCAACCCAATGTGCGCGGATCAAACCGCGAGAAGATTTACACACGTTGGGGACAACTCAAAGCTGAGCGCGCTAGTTGGCTAGCCCACTGGAAAGAGATCAGCGACTATCTGCTGCCACGCTCTGGGCGCTTCTTTATCCAAGATAGAGACAAAGGGTGGAGACGACACAACTCCATCTATGACTCAACCGGCACAAGGTCTCTTCGAATCCTTGCTGCCGGAATGATGTCTGGCATGACAAGCCCAGCACGCCCTTGGTTTCGTCTAACTACAGCTATCCCTGAGATTGATGGTCAAGGTGATGTGAAGTTGTGGCTTGCTCAATGCCAAAAGATCATGCTCGATATCTTTGCAAGATCAAACACCTACCGGTCTTTGCATTCCATGTACGAGGAGATTGCAGCCTTTGGTACTGGTGCATCCATCATCTTGCCCGACTTCGATAACGTGGTTCACCACTAC